ATAAGAACCATACCAATCAAAACTTCTTATACATAACAGGTATAAATAATCAAAAATGTAAGTATCAATGCCCGCAATAATCACTGACCAATATCGTATATTAAACGCAGAAACTTTTATAGACAGTTTTGTAGGTATTGGCACGACTGGAAATAACAACTATTATACTTTTTTAGCACATCCAAATCCTAAGAATGTCGGAGTTAAAAATTATGGATTTGCAGACTGGGGAAGTCCTGTTCCAAATCCTGTAGATTCATTTTCTCAAGAAAGTTTTTATTATGACAGTATGCTTTTCTTAAAAAAAGTGACTTTAGATGATGTTAGAAGAGTCATACCTAGATTAAATTGGCAAACAGGAACGATATATGACATGTATAAAAATAATTATTCTGGAAAGAATGATTATATCGATCAAAATTTAACACCTCAAACTAAATCAACAAGTTTATATTCATCAAATTACTATGTGATAACATCAGAATTTAGAGTATATCTTTGTATTAATAATGGATCAGACCCAGATAATCCAAATGGAAAAAAATCAATAGCTGAACCAACTCATACAAATACTGCACCTCAAGATGCTGGAGATGGGTCAGATGGGTATAAGTGGAAATACTTGTATAGTATATCACCATCAGATATTGTCAAATTTGTAACAGAAAAATATGTGCCTCTTCCTAAAAAATGGGGAGATACAACTAATGAAAATATTAAAAACGCAGCTGTAGACGGAGAAATTCAAACTGTAATAATTAAAAATGGTGGAACTGGTATTTCTGTAGGAACTACCGATTCTGGAACAGTTTCTCAAATACCAATTAGTGGAGATGGAACTGGTGGATCTGCAACTGTTGATATTCAAGGAGGAACAGTACAGTCAATATCAATTGTTGGTGGATCTAATTATACTTACGGACACGTTAGATTTATAACAGGTGATTACACTGATGGTGCTGGAAATAATGTTGTTCTTGGAGTTCCTGCTTCAAGTGTAGATCAACCAAAATTTGAAGTTATAATACCACCAAAAGGAGGTCATGGTGCTGATATATATCGTGAATTGGGTGGATTTAGAGTTATGTTATATTCGAAATTTGATAATAACGTTGATGATTCTCCAGATTATGCTGTTGGTGTTGACTTTTCTCGTGTCGGTATAGTTAAAAATCCTCTTGAAAAGAATGGAACCACCCTTCTAAATAGTACGACTGCCACAAATCTTAAGGCTTTAGCATTAACTTCCAATGGTGTAGCTGGAGTAACTACAACTTCTGCAGTTACTTATTCAGTCGATAGTTTAATTAAACAAACAATTTCGACTGCGGGAATTGGATCTACAGCTGTAGGATATGTTGCTTCTTGGAATCCAGACACTGGCATTTTAAAATACTATCAACCAGTTGGTTTTTCAACACTATCGGCTTATTCATACAAACAACTTGATTTTGTTGGAACAAGCACTGCTCCGATAGTTAATGCTGGTACTTCAGGAAATTTAAAGATAGATAGTTCTTTTAACAATGATTCAATTCAGATTGCAAGTGGAACAAAAATTTCTTTAGGTCAAACATTTGTTTCTGGAAAAGCAAATGCAGATGTTAAAAAATACTCTGGTGAAATAATCTATATTGATAATAGATCACCAGTAACAAGATCATCTTCACAAAAAGAAGAAGTCAAAATAGTCATAGAGTTCTAAAAAGATGCCACAAAATACTAATTTAAACGTTTCTCCTTACTTCGATGATTTTGTTGATAGTAAAAACTATCAAAAAGTTCTATTTAAACCAGGATTTCCAGTTCAAGCAAGAGAATTAACTACACTACAGTCAATTCTTCAAAATCAGATTGAAAAATTTGGACAACACTTCTTTAAAGAAGGTTCAATGATAATTCCTGGTGGAACTTCTTATGATTCTGAGTACCATGCAGTAAAAATAGATCCAAATTTTTTAAATATTCCAGTTAGTAGTTACACAAAAGTTTTAGTAGATAATAATATAAAGATAAAGGGAGAGACATCTGGTGTTGAAGCTACTATAGTTAATAGAATACTATCTTCAGAATCAATTGATGGGTTTGATACTTTATACGTAAAGTATACAAAATCAGGAACAGATGGGGAAACTAAAGTTTTTCTAGATGGAGAAAATTTAATAACACTTTCAGATATAAGTTATCTCAATACAAGTATTACAGCAAATGGTCAATTTGCAAGGACTATTGTATCTAATTCAACATCTATTGGATCTGCATTTTCTGTGAGTGAGGGTGTTTATTTTATTCGTGGATTTTTTGTAAAAAATGTCTCCTCAACAGTCATATTAGATCAATATGCAAATACTCCTAGTTATAGAGTTGGATTTTTATTAAAAGAAGAAACATTAGGGCCTTCATCTGTTAATTCTGATTTGTATGATAACGCAAAAGGATTTTCAAATGAATCTGCACCAGGAGCAGATAGATTTAAATTATCGGTAGTTTTACATAGAAAACTTATAACAGATACGAATGATAGTGATTTTGTTGAATTGTTAAGAGTAGAGAATGGTGTTGTAAAAGAAATAGTAACTAAAACAGAGTATAATATTTTTGCAGATGAATTAGCAAGACGAACATATGATGAATCTGGAGATTATTATATTAAACCTTTTTCTATTGATGTTAGAGAATCTTTAAATGACAGAATTGGTAATAGAGGGATATATTTTGATACTCAACAGACTCAAAATGGAAATGCACCAGCAGACGATATAATCAGTTTACAAGTTTCTTCAGGAAAGGCATATGTCAGAGGTTACGAGGTAGATAAAATATCCACGTCATCCATTGATGTTTTAAAACCAAGAACAACTAAATTGGTTGAAAATCAAAGTGTTCCAATTAGGATGGGTAAATCTGTAGAAGTTACTAATGTAGTTGGTTCACCAGAAATTGATTTTTCAAATAATACTACTAAACAAGTTTCTTTTTTACGTAATCGATTAACTAATCTAAAAGCTGCTCAAGTTGGAGCATTTGATGTAGATGATAGAGTAGGAACTGCAAAAGTTTATGATTATAAACAAAAAACTACATCAGGAATAGCAGTTACGACTTATAATTTATCACTTTACGATGTTCAACTTTATACACGTCTTACTATTTCAAAAAATATTGACGCTAGTTATGGTTCTTATACTCGTGTAGAGGGGAAATATAGTGGTGCAGTTGGATACTCAGTATCTACAATAACCAATACAACTGTGCTTGTTCTTACTGATGTCACAGGTCAATTTCAACTTAATGAACCATTAATTATTAATGGTATTACTGAAGGTAATAGTGTAACTGCAATAGAGGATAATACTTTTGAGGAAATTAAAGCAGTTCATAGTTTTGATGGATTGGAAAATGCTCCTGGTGTATCAACATCATTTGCTGCAAATACAGTTTTAAGCACCACAAAAAAAGCATTTCCCGAAAGTATTGAATTTACTATAAGTGGTGGTAACACACTAAAGTCTCCTCAAATCGCTGATTTTAGAAGTCAAATAAAGGTTGGTGATATCATCACATATGGAACAGCAGGTGAAACTGATCCTACATTTAACAAAGTAACATCAGTTGTACAAAATCAAGTAGGTCTTGCAGCAGTTGCAGATGTAACTGATGTCTGTGATGGTAGTGTAAACAATGGCACAATATCTGGTTTGAATGTTGTAATTCCAACTTTAAATGAAACAGATGATCCTGGTTTTAGAGTTAAATTGGCAGACAAATATATCTCATCAATGAATGTTTTAGATAGTTCTTACATTATTAGAAAAAAAATAAGTAAAACTTTTACTGACAATTCAGTTCAATTTAATATTAGTGACATTACAACTGGTGACACTTCCAATCTTTTCTTTGAACCTTTTAGTACATCAAACTATGTATTAGAACTTGATAATACTGTTGAAAAACTATTAGATCCGATGGTAAGTGTTGATTCGGGATTAAAGCAAGTTACAATTTCTGGTTTGTCTGGGCCTGCTACTAGTAGAACTGCAAAACTTATAGTGGCAGTCAGAAGAAGTAAATTAGCATCAAAAGAAAAATCACTCACAAGATGTAGTAATTTAATTGTAGATAGATCAGAATCAGTTGGTTCTGGAACAACTATTGATGGATTAACTACAAGTACAGTTTATGGAACAAGAGTTCAAGATAAGGAATTATCATTAGACGTTCCAGAAGTAACTCGTGTTTTAGCAGTTCTTGAATCAAATGATAACAACTCTCCAGATTTACCATTAATTGGTGTTACAAATCAGAGTGATACCTTTACTGATAATGTCGTCGTTGGTGAGCAGTTTATTGGAGGGACATCAGGTGCAGTTGCTCGTGTAGTGGTGGTACAAGCAACTCAGTTGTCTTTTGTTTATGAAAACGAAAATACATTCGAAATAGGAGAAAACATCTCTCTGAAGACCTCTGGAATCTTTGCTACAATAACTGGAATAACACCTGGTGATAGAAATATACTTAAAAATTATGATCTAGATAATGGTCAGAGAGTAGAATTTTGTGACTATTCGAGACTCATAAGAAAGGTTGACTCAGAAAAACCAACTCGTAGACTAAGAATTATATTCGATCACCTTGTTAATAATGAAACATCAGGAAATGTGGAGACAGTAAACAGTTATAATACTCTTAATTATTCAAAAGATATACCATATGTGTTTGATAGTTGGGCCTCAGATTATCTTGATTTTAGACCAAGAGTTGCTCAATTTG